GCATCACGTAGCAATTTCAAAGCAAGGTACAACTACCCGAATATTTTTAAATGGTATACAAGTTGTTGCTGATTTTGATATGGGTACTATTAGTGCCTCAAGTGCCTTTACTATTGGTGGTATGGTTGCTGGCGGTGGTGGTTTTGATGGAAAAATATCTAATGTGCGAATAGTACAAGGAACAGCAGTTTATACTTCATCATTTAGACCATCATACGAGCCATTAGCAAACATAACAAATACAGTTCTTTTATGTCTACAAGATAGTAGTAGCACCGCCGCCGCCACCGTAACCCCTGGTACAATTACAATTGAGGGTGGAGCCATGAGTAGCCATTCACCATTCGATGACCCTGCTGCATTTACATTTGGAGACGCAGGGGATCAAAACGTAATCAAGTGCGGTAGTTATGTTGGAAATGGATCGTCTACAGGACCAGAGATTAATTTAGGTTGGGAACCGCAGTGGGTAATGGTAAAAAACGCTGATAGTAATAACCAAAATTGGTTAATGCTTGACACGATGAGAGCATGGACTACTACAGAAATAGCAGATGCCTATATGTATGCAAATAACAATGATGCTGAGTCAACTCATCAATGGGGTGCTCCTTTAAGTACAGGGATGCAAATGGATGGAACGGATGCAACTACAAACGCATCGGGAGGTAAGTACATCTACATGGCAATCCGCCGTCCAGATGGATATTGTGGCAAGCCAGCCGAGGTAGGTACGGATGTATTTAATGTTGCATTAGGCAACAGTAATGGTTCTCCTGTTATCCCTGTTTTTGCTGCTAACTTCCCTGTTGATTTTGCGTTAAGAAGAAGAAAAGATGCTACTGATGATTGGGATGCTTCTGCTAGATTGACACAAGGTAACCGATTAAAAGCCAATACTTCTGATGCAGAATCGGGTTCAGCAAGTGCTGATTTCGATAGCAATGTAGGCTGGAATGATGGAGATTTTGATGACAGATACCCAAGTTGGATGTGGAAACGCCACGCTGGTTTTGATGTGGTCGCTTATAAAGGTAATGGTGGAGAATTAAGCGTTCCTCATTCTCTTGGCGGCGTGCCTGAAATGATATGGGCTAAAGAAAGAACTAATGCAGGTACAGAATGGAAGGTACACCATAAAGATAGAGGAGCAACTAGTATTTTAAGACTTCACATCGCAAATGCAGAAGAAACAAGTCAAACTCAATATCAAAGTAAATTACCCACAGCAACACACTTCTTTACCAAAAGTTCTTTATCAACTAATAATGCTGACTTCCTGGCTATGTTGTTCAGAAGTATTGACGGTATTAGCAAAGTTGGTAGCTATACAGGAAATGGATCAACTACAGGCCCAACTGTGACGACAGGATTTCAACCTAGACTAATTATTGCTAAGGCAGCAAGTAGATCTGGTGGTTGGCTTATTTATGATTCTTTAAGAGGATTTGGTACTAACCAAATAACATTAAGTAGTAGCAATGGTCATCAAAACTCATCAGATACGTTTGATGTTTCTTCTACTGGTTTTTCTATAGTAGATGATAGTCCTGCCGTAAACGGATCTAGTGAATCGTATATTTATTATGTCCATGCCTAAAAACTAAATGGAAATACCATCCATCAATTTAGGTCGAGGTAAACTTCCAAGTGCTTTAGACATGCCTAGCATCCCTCTAAAGCAACCGTCAGCAGAGATGCCAATATTCCCACCCATTGTCATCCCTCCTGGTAACTTGGAAGCACCCAAAGGTGTTGAGTTAGAAGAAGCACCAAAAGAAGATACAGAAACACAAACTGAACAACCAACTCTTAGAGTTCCTGTTGTAAAAATAGATCTACCCTTACCTTCAGCTGAAGTAGTCGCAACGGCTACCTATGCAGCTGTTGCAGCTGTAGCTACGACCACCCTTGCTACTCCTTTATTTGACAAACTAAAGAAACAAATTCAAAAGTTCTTACAAAAGAAAGTAGATAAATGGAAGGAAAACCGCCAGAAAAAGAAAAAGGAGTCCTTGGAAAGCTGAAAGATGCTGTAGAGGATAAAGAACATCAAATAGAGGTGCTTGGAACATTCGTGAGGCTCGGAGTAGTCGTCTGGTCTGGATTCATCATCACTATGAATTACGTGGAGATCCCCATGTTTAAAAAAAGTGGGAACTCAGATATCACGTTCGTTGCCAGTGTCTTTACGGGAGCACTTGCAACATTTGGTCTTACCACTGGTAACAAGAATGGTAATGGCAACAAACCCGTTAACTGTCCTATGGTTAAAAAAAAGGAAGAATGAACAAATGGCTTTTACTTTTCCTACTGGTATCACCCACGGTAGTAAAAGCTGAATTAGTACAACCCAACTTCACCCAAGGGTCAATGAACAGTACTACAACTACAACTCAAGACATAACTGAAGAGATAACAACAACCACCTATGGAGCAGCGTTAAACAAATGGTCTGGGGACAACATAACCCACACCTCAGCAACCTCTGGAGGAATAGCAGATTCAGATTCAATCTTCAACATGACAACAGCTGGTTCCGACTTCTCACTAGAAGTAGTAACAAGAGCAGCGAGTCAGGTAATCGAACTAACAGAAATAGATCGAACTATAGAAACGGAATCTACTACTGTCTCCTTATCAGTCTTCTCTCAATAGCTCCTGTTAAGGCAGAAGGTGAGACTAATAATACCTCTAATCCCGTTGCAGCAGCGACTGGAAATGTAACAAACCAAGCAGTCCAATTTCAAAATAATGGTGCTCCAAGTAGGCAACATTATGGACCTAACATTAGTTGCAATGGAAGTACTATGACGTTCTCACCTTTCTATATGGGGAATCATACAAAACCCTTTGACGAAGAGATGGCACAGAGAAGCTACACCGTAGCTGAAAACTGGGGAGGTCAAATCAACTTCATGTTCCCTTTGGATCGTAGAGGTTTAGCACAATGTAGACGTATAGCAAAACGGCAAGAAGAAAAAATGAGGCTTGATTATGAGCTAACTCGGATGCTGAGATGTGCTGAACTACAACGAAAAGGTTTCATGTTAGCTGAAGGTACACGTGTATATACCATGTGTAATGACGTAGTACCAATAGTTAAATACGAAAAGAATAAAAAGGCTGCTGTTAAACAGTATCTAAAAAAAGAATGCACTCCTAAAGAAAAGAAATTCCCTTGGAATAAACAGGAGTACGAATGTCCAATTAATCCACAAACAAAATGAGTACATTAAGTGACGCAATAGCAAAGCAAGCTAAAGAGCAAGCTGCAAAGGCAAAGAAGAAAAAAGCTACAAAGTAAATGAAAGTTAAATTAGGAATCCTATTAATCCTCGTTGTAGCTGGAGGTGTAGCAGCACAAAAGTATAACCAGTTTAAAAACTCACCATCTGGTCAGTTAATAGAAACGCTACAAGAACGAAAAGAACTGATTGAGGAATTCACCAAATCACCAACTATTCAACTCCCACTAAGCAAATGATCATCATCAAACCCATCTTAATGACATTCCTCTCCACATCTGCTGTGAAGAATTTGATCATTCAACTACTAGAGGCTTATGCCAAATCCACAGATAATACTATTGACGATAAAGCAGTAGAGATTATCAGACGTAATCTATTCCCAGGAATTAAAGAATGAAGAAAAGAGCCACTGAAGACCAATTTAACGAACTACATAACCTTGTTACAACTGAGTTTCTAAAGCGAGTCAAAAGTGGCGAAGCTTCTACTCAAGATCTCAAGGCAGCCTGTGAATGGCTTAAAACAAATGACATTAGCGGTATTGCTATTGACGGCAACCCTCTTTCTAAATTGGCAGCAGTCATGCCAAAGGTAGATCCCGAACTCGTACAACAGAGACTATATGGCAGGAAGCACAGCTGAGTACTACAGGAAGAATCCTGCAGCTCGTAAAAAAAGACTTACGCAACAAAGCGCATATCAAAAAACTGCAAAGGGTAGCACGATAAAAAAGAACGCTAACAAGCTTAATAGAAAACTCGGTACTTACGGAAATGGTGATGGCAAAGATGCTGCTCACTACAAAGGGAGTTCTACTAAAGGCAGAACCCAGTCTCCATCTATTAATCGTAAAAGCAGACTTAAATCTCGTAAATGACCCCACTACTACCTAGCCCACAACACTATTTATACAACCTAATAACCATGACAAATTCAGACGCACGAAAGCTCTGGAGAAGAGCTATTAAAGAGCACTTCAATTGTCAATGTGTTTATTGCGGTAACAACTATGAAATTCATGAACTTACACTCGATCACGTTAAAGCTAAAACAAACGGTGGAGAAAGCCTTACAAGCAATCTCGTACCAGCATGTAGGAAATGTAACCAAGGCAAAGGTAGCAGTAATTGGCTCAGATGGATGCGTCAGACATATGGACGTAACCCTTTAAGAGAACAAATGATTATTTCACATATCAACTAACTATGGCTAAAAGAGGCGATACTAAAACCCAAAATGGTGTGACATACCGTTATGGGTATAAGAATGGAAAACTGCAATGGATTAGAAGTCATACAAAATTCAATCCAAGAATAGGAGACAAACTCAAGTCAACATGGAAAGGTGCGAAGAATCTAGGTTCTAATGTATCTAGAAAAGTCTTTGGAAACCCTAAGACTAATGCTAATAAAAAGTACCAATCAGAGACTTGGACAAAGAAGCCTAATAACAAGATGGCATCTTTTAGAGAAGATACTAAGGCGAATCAACAACTACAGAAAGAACACAAGTCTGGCAGTGATATCACCTACCAAAGAGTTACCTCTAAGAATAAAAAGAATTTATCTAATAAACAAGTAGATAAACCGTCTGATAAGAAGAGCAGTGGCAAAAAGATGCACTCTATCGAAAAGAAGAATAGAGAAATACATGGTGATGAAGCTATCAACAAGCTAAAAGCTAAACACGCTAAGTGGAAAGCAGATAGGAAAAAGGCAAGAGAAGAGAGAAGAAAGAAAAGACTAAAGGCTAAGAAGTAATGGCTGAACAATTTACAGGTACGGCTACCTATGAATCCCCTAAGGATAAAGCCGATGCAAAGGAGTACGCCGACATGAGGAAGGCGAAGACAGCGTACTTCGAGGAAAGAGCTAAACGCCTCAAATAACACCCACAACTGAACATCTATCAGCCGTCCTAAGGGGCGGCTTTTTTAATGTCTAAGCCCTCAGCGAGTGGCAAGCCGAAGGATATACATCCATACCCAATAACTCAAAATGAAAGGGAGGCTGCAAAGCTACTACATTTAAAAGCCAAGCAAGAAAAGAAACGAATTCCTTACTTTGTTAAAGATGATCCAAATGATATCTATTATTTTGATAATAAAGGTAAAGGAAAATTAGGTTTAAATAACCTAAATACAAAACTTACTAACGAGGCAGGGAGAGCTGCTAAGAAAAAAGACTTAACTCCTACTCTAGCTATGTATGTAGAAGAGTTTGGTGAAGAGAAAGGTAAGGTTCTTCATCAGATGGAGTATGACAGAGTTAAAGCTATTTATAAAAAGAATAATCCCTTAACTCACGACGTTGACCATATTATTAGCCAAGCTGATAAAGGTGTACATGGATCAAGGAATCTTAGATCTCAAGAGCTATCACTTAATAGATCTGAAGGTGCTAGAGGAAGATTAGTACCAGAGAATACTTATAAGAGATGGAATACCGATTTAATGGTTGGTGGAACTCCTAGAGATTATATAAAGATGCAAGGTCCAGTAATGACTGGAGAGCAAACCCTTGATTACTTGGTTGGAAAACCGTTAAACAAAAACAATAAGATGAAGGCTGGTAAAGCCAACCGCAAGAACTATAACGGTAACGGTAATGGCAACGGTAATGGTCATAACGGTAACGGTAAGTTAAACGGTAAGAATGGTAAGAACGGAAAGATTAACGGTGGTGTCTTAGGAGCTGCTAGTAAAACAAGAACAGTTGATGCACTAGCAAACATCGGTGCTAACGCAGCTACTGGTAACTATGCTGGTGCAGCTGTAGGGACTGGTGTCTTAGGTATGACTACAGCCTTACAGAATAGTGCAACTCAGAAAGCTTTAGGAGGACAGATATCCAAGATAATAAGTAAACGTGCAGGTAGAACAATGATGAAAGCTGTACCTGGACTTGATATCTTTTTGTCTGGTCAAGAATCACTTAACTATCTAAAGCAAGGTAAACTTGATCAAGCTGGTATCGCTGCTTTGAGTGGTGCTATTGGTTGGATACCTGTTATCGGAGATGGTGCATCAGCATCATTAGATCTATCAAATACAGGCATAGATATATCACGTCTACAAGTTCCAACAGGTACGTCTAAGAAGAAGGGTGTTAAAGGCACTACAAGGCGTACGAAATTAAAGGTATAAACAAACATACATGACCAACCCTTTAGAGGCTCTACAGGGTGATTTCAAGCTGTTTCTGACCGCTTTATGGGAACAGCTTGAACTACCACCACCAACAAGAGCACAATTCGCAATAGCTGACTATTTACAACACGGTCCTAAACGTCTACAGATCCAAGCCTTCCGAGGAGTCGGAAAGAGCTGGATTACTGGAGCGTTCGTGTTGTGGACGTTATTCAAAGATCCAGAACGGAAGATCATGATCATATCTGCTTCTAAAGAAAGAGCAGACAACATGTCCATCTTCCTACAAAAACTAATAATCGAAACACCATGGTTATCTCACCTAAGACCAAAAAGCGACGAGGCAAGGTGGAGTCGTATCTCCTTCGACGTACTTTGCTCGCCTCATCAGGCTCCAAGCGTAAAAAGCGTTGGTATTACTGGACAACTAACTGGTTCTCGTGCAGATCTCATGGTCCTAGACGACATAGAAGTACCAGGAAACAGTATGACGGAGTTGATGCGTGAAAAACTTCTTCAACTTTGTACAGAGGCTGAATCTATCCTCACGCCAAAAAACGATAGCCGTATTTGCTACCTTGGGACTCCTCAGACTGTTTTTACTGTTTATCGTAAGTTGGCTGAGCGTAACTACCGTCCCTTTGTTTGGCCAAGCAGATACCCAAGAAAAGACAAACTCACTAAGTACGAAGGACTTCTAGCACCACAGATACAAGAAGACCTAGACAATGGTGCTCAGGAATGGGAAGTAACAGACCCTGACAGATTCGCTAACGACGACCTACTGGAAAGAGAAGCAGCTATGGGTCGTAGCAACTTCATGTTGCAGTTCCAACTAGATACAAGTTTAAGTGATGCAGAGAAGTTCCCTCTTAAAATGGCTGACCTTATTGTCACTGCCGTTAACCCTAAGTCTGGTCCCGATCAAATCATTTGGTGTTCAGACCCAAAGAATGTCATCAAAGAACTACCCACAGTCGGTCTACCAGGAGATTATTTTTACTCTCCAATGCAGCTCCAAGGAGAATGGACACCATATTCCGAGACCATATGTTCGGTTGATCCGTCGGGTAGAGGAACGGATGAAACAGCCGCATCCTTCATATCTCAAAAGAACGGCTACCTATTCTTGCATGAGATGCGTGCGTACAGAGACGGGTACTCTGATACTACCTTGCTCAATATACTCAGAGGATGTCGAAAGTATAACGTTACCAAGCTTGTAATTGAGACAAACTTTGGTGACGGAATAGTAGGTGAACTATTTAAGAAACACCTACAGATGACTGGTCAAGCTATAGATGTAGAAGAAGTTAGAGCTAACGTCCGTAAAGAAGACAGAATCATTGATGCTCTAGAACCTGTTATGAACCAACACAGGCTTGTAGTAGACAAAAAAGTAATAGAGTGGGATTACGCCTCTAACAAAGATGAAGCTCCAGAAAAAAGACTTATGTACATGCTCTTCTACCAGATGGGAAGGATGTGTAGAGAAAAAGGAGCTATTAAACATGATGACAGATTAGATTGTCTAGCTCAAGGAGTTAAATACTTCACAGATGCTATGTCTATCTCTGCTCATGAAGCAATTAAGACAAGAAAAAGAGAAGAATGGGACTCTATGATTGCTGACTTTATGGATAACCCTCACGCTGCAGCTGACCACCTCGTCCTTGGTATGACTAAAGACCAAAGAGACCAAGCTAACAGATTAGACAACAACAAAAGCTCAGTCCCTACCTGGGTTTAGTTTGAGTCGTCATCTATACAGGGGAGAGAAGGGTGGACTCGCCCCTCAAAGGGGAAAAGATTGCCTACTCACGTAGACAACTCTTCCCCTTTATACATATCTCGACAGAGGTTCCGAGATTCTTATAACACCACCACTAACACCCAAACAACGTAATGAAGTTATTCCTTGATACAGCTATAGTATCTGATATAGAAGATAGACTAGATACTGGTCTTATAGCAGGTATTACAACTAACCCTACACTTATTAGAAAGAGTGGTAGAGATCCGTGGAAAGTATATACAGATATAATAGAATTAGGTGTAGAAGATCTTAGTATTGAGGTTAATGGAGACTCTTCTAAAGAATTAGTAGATAATGCAGTAGCTGTTAATGAAAACTACGGTAACGTAGCTACAATTAAGCTTCCTTGTACTATTGAAGGTCTTAAAGCTTGTAAGTATCTCTCGAATATCGATTTACGAGTTAATATGACATTAGTATTTAGTACAAGTCAGGCAATACTCTGTTCTTTAGCTGGTGCTACCTATATATCTCCCTTTATTGGACGTATGGATGATAATAGCCTTACTGGTCTTAGTTTGATAGCTGATATATGTGATGTCTATAAGAAACAAGATGTTAAAACAAAGGTATTAGCTGCTTCTGTACGTGATGTACAGTCGGTTGGTAGAGCTTTTGAGTTTGGTGCTGATATATGTACTATTCCTCCTAAAGTCTTTGATAATATGGCTTCTCACGTGCTTACAGATAAGGGATTAGAGCAGTTCAACGCTGACTTTTTGGCATAAATTTCTGAGGTCATATATACGTATGTACACGGACGTTTTACCCCGTGGCGGGGTCGCGCCTGCGTTAATTGATCGCGCGCTGGATGATGTATCCAGCTGGAATCACTAGGTTTTTGCAGTATCAACCGCCTGCGTACGCGCGCGCGGTAGTTGGTTCGCGCGTCGTGAGTTTGGTGCGATCTGTCAGCGATTCAAAACATTTGGCTTATACCATGCTATCACTGGATTGTTGAGGGTAGTGTGTAGGTTTATCAACTGTCACTTCCATTGCTATCACTAGCCCTGTATCATTTGTTACTTGGGTAGTGCTATCCATCGTGGTATATTGGAGATTCATATAACTCTTTGAAGATTGAGATCTTTCGAACTCTCGTTAGAGGGTGAGAGAGTTCTCAAGATTCAATCAGAGTTAATGAGACCTTGCCAGACGGTGATCAATCAAATTGCTGGCGAAACAAGTATTTAGAACCTTGACAACTGCATAATTAGCCAACGATAAGCAGGGTGATGTAGCTGAAACACAGTAAGCCACTCGGAGATGCACAGTCTGCTTTAGGTAAATGTTGACATGAACAAGCGATACCGTTTGGGTCATTGACACTCGTCAATCCCTGTTCGATTCAGGGTTATCGCTGTTTGTTTATATATATTTTCTCATGAAAAAATTAGTACCATTCACTCCACAAGGACTCAATAAGCCTGTGGCTTTAGTATCACCTAACTGCAGTCAGTTAGTGCTTGATGTACTAGAGAATAGCTGGGATAAAACCAGCAGTGGTCTTGGATCTCACATCTATGTGGATTCACAAAGTATTACTGATAGCGAAGAGCTTCAAGAATATTGGGAAGAGTACAGCGTGTAGCTGAGGATCAAATCCTCTTCTTCTTATTACTAACCAATGAGGTTAGTTTCTTATTTAATCATGTCATTAACTACTGAACTTTGCCTTACTGCTGAAGAACTCAAAAGAGTTATTGAAGAGTCAGGTCACATGGATTCACAGACTGATGAGTTCTATCAAGAACTTATTGATCATGGAATCGAAAGTTTAGAGATGTTCGAAGAATCATATCAAGGACAGTACGAATCTGAAGCTCAATTTGTTGAGCAAATCCTAGATGAATGTTATCAATCAGACCTACCTAAGTGGGTTGATATTGATTATCAATCAACGTGGGATAGAGCTTTAAGTTTTGATTACTTCAGCGTGCAGTCACGTCCTTGGTCATATGAAATCTTCCGTAACATCTAACGCTTGATGGTCGTAAGCAAGGGTTCGATTCCCTTGCAAGCACTGGGATATTACATCCCTTTCATTACATCGTTCATTAACAACATGCGTAAGATTGAAAGAGAAATGATTAAAGCAATCATTGATCGTAAGTCTTTTAATAAGGCTAATACTTCTGTGTCCATTGGATATGCAGGCACCATGCTTGATCATTACAAGGACGCATACATGTCTATCAAATTACATGGTAATGAGATAGCTAAGTATTACTACAACAAGGACAACACTCCTTTGTGTATCAATCATTGCGGTTGGATTACTAACACTACTAAGTCAAGACTTAATGCACTAATTACATTCGTACTTGGTGGATTGTATGGCATATATCAAAAGAATTATCAGTGGTACTACCGTATCCCTGATGGTGATGACATGCCTCTTGGCTGTGTACCTGAGTGGTTCACCTGCTAACAGTCTGAAGGTGTAGGTAGGGTTCGATTCCCTACCCAGACATCAGGGAATTAACCCTGTTAATTGTTCACTTTAATTACAACATGATCAACATGTATATCACAGTACCAACTCGCACATCTACTGCTATTGATTCACTTCAAGTAGATCTATTAGCAAGGAAGGCATACGTTACCTTCGTTAATGGTTACGAGTATGAGTATAACAATGTAAGTGCAAGAGCTATAGCTAATGTATTATTTAACCCTGATATCTCTCTTGGTTTCTGGGTTAATAATAACTGCATCAATGCAGAGCGTAGCGAGCTAGTAGGTTATGGCTCACAGCCTTATGACTACAGCGAAGTAAGCCTTCCTTCATTTGTATAACTAACAAGGACTTCACGTCCTTTACTGGTCCATTCGTCTAATGGTTAGGACGATAGCTTGTCACGCTATTAATGCGAGTTCGATCCTCGCATGGACCGTTGCCTCTCAATGAGAGAGGTTAATCATGTCATGCTTGCATTACCAATTGCATTGATGCCAATTGTATTAACTTATGTCGTTGTTTTCCACTTCGACTCATGAATTACAAGGACGCACTAAATGTATCTATCAATGACAAACTTACTAAGTCTAAGTTGATAGATATCGCGCACGCGCTACAAGATAGATGTTTACTTAATGAGTTAGATAAGCCTGAACTTATCAGTGCTAAATCCTACATCAAGGACATATCTTCTCGTATGGATATACATCATCATGAGATGCGCGAACTTAACAAGGACATACGCAATGTTGTGTCTTATGTTAAACAAACAGCAAGGACACTAAGTAATACTTAATGTTCACAATCACGCGGCTAAGTATTACTTAAGATTCTCTCCTCTAGTCATCTAAATGTTGGCTAGATGAGGTAATCACCTCCAAAGTTTTTAACTTAATTTTATTAATGAAAGTATTAGTAGCCTGTGAATATTCAGGCACAGTTCGTGATGCTTTCTTGTCTTTAGGTATAGAAGCAATGAGTTGTGATCTATTACCAACAGATAAGCAAGGACCACACTATCAAGGGGATGTTAGAGACATCCTCGATCAAGGATGGACACACATGGTTGCTCATCCACCATGTACACACCTAGCCATATCTGGTGCTCGTTGGTTTAAAGATAAGACCAAGGAAATCGAGGAGGCACTTGAGTTTGTACAACTTCTCATGGACGCACCGATACCACACATATGTATCGAGAATCCAGTAAGTCTTATCTCATCAAGGATAAGAAAGCCTGATCAATACATACAACCATGGATGTTTGGTCATGGTGAAACTAAGAAGACAGGACTATGGCTTAAGAACTTACCTAAGTTATTACCTACTGATGTTGTTGACGGACGTGAGCCAAGAGTTCACATGATGCCACCTTCAAAAGATAGATGGAAGCTTAGGTCTACTACATATCAAGGCATAGCTAATGCAATGGCATTTCAATGGGGACTTAAACAATTACCACCTGAATGTTATGAGGACAAACAGCGTGAGCTGGCATTGACCTTTGTCTGATTCTTTCCTCTTGCCATCTATATCCACTTAGGTATAGTTGGCTTGATGAAGGACTCAACACCCTTCGTTGTTTATGTAATTAACTAATGAACTTTGACACCACACATGAGTACTCACTAAGTGATCCTTCTATGTACTACTGCGAGGAGCATGAAGGTGTAGTTCTCTATGAGTACGCTCAAGGAAGTGAGAATCAAGTACGCATTACAGGTGTAAAACCTGAGAGTATTCTTAATCTTTCACGTAATTTCTTTTGCTCTAATGATCCTGCCTTTCTCAAAGTTGAGAAGAAGGAAGGAGAGTATGGCACTGATGCCAAGCTAAAGGAAATATATGAAGCGTTAGGTAAATACTTTAATGCAAAGAATGTAGTCAAGTCTGCTACTAAGAAAGCTACAACTACTAAATAGATTCTCTCCTCCAGCCCATTCGTGGGTTGGATGAGGGATTCAATTCCCTTACCTTTCTTTATCTACGAGGTGAACATCTAAAGTTTAAATGTATATCAAGTTCAAGGACGCTGATAAGAAGCGAGCAAACAAAAGCAGGAGAAATCCTCAAAAGATAAGGCAAGCTAAGGCCAAAACGAAACAGCTAGTACGCAAACTTTCAACTACTAAATAACATTGAATCTTCACAATCACGCGGGGCTTGTTAACTACAAGCTCTTGCGATATGTCGTGCTAACTAATAAGAATGAGTACGTGATTCACGCCTCAGATCCTATAGAAGCAGGCTATCGGGCTATCAACTTATCAGGGTTACTTGACGAAGAACTCAAGGACGTACAACCCTGCGAGGACGACGACACACGAGAACAATGGATACCTCATGGCTAAACAAAAACAACGTTACTTCCCTAATAACTATCGAGCTGTTAGCGAAACAGAATCTAAGTATTTTCCACAGATACCATTTGATGAGTTCTATGAGTTTCATATAGCTAATTGGATGTTATCTAGCTCTAACGATTGCGTGATTAGAGCAACCAATTTAAAGACGCAAAAGGTTACTGAATACACCTATAGATATCGCAAGGCAGCTCAAAACAGAATCGAGAAACTAATCGGTACACATGAGTTTGTTGTGTGCGATCACGAAGCTATTCACAGACTTTCACCAAATCCACAGAGGTATAACGATGAGGAATCGAACACAAGAGATCAGACTAGCTGAGTTAGTCAGAGACGTAAACAACCATCCAAATAAGGAGGAATTAATTAAATTAATGAATGAACAAGTCCTAGATGATACAGTTATATACAACTAGGGATTAACAACATCAAGCGCATCACTGTAAACATGGAAGATTACCTTCATAAGAAGTTAAAGATCCAAGCAGCCACTGATAGCACTACGATTAATGATGTTGTTAATGAGGCTATTAAGATGTATTTACAGAATAAATGTAAAAACATTTAGATGCGTTACATTTAGTACAAGTACCTAGACAATCTATAAAAAATACTTATCTTTAACACAACTTCGACTCACCCAAATAAATGCAAATAGTAAGCCATGGTGATTTCTATATGGGAATTGATAAAGAAGAATATTGTCAATTCGATATACATCTAGGTAGATTAAGGATAGAATATTCCTGTCCACGCTTTAAAAACGATGGGACCAAATCTTCGGAGGAAACTAACAGATGACAAGATTGAACGCCTATTAAAGGTGATTAATCTCTTGCGTCTGTATGACCGAGAAGTGCCAGCTCAAGTATTAGCTACGTTGTTTTATATCGGATCACATCATGACTGCCATAAGACTGCATTAGAAGAAGATTTAAACTTCACTACTGCAAGTAGCTCACGTAATACTGACAAGCTGAGTAAGAACCATCGTTTAGGTAAGGCTGGATATGACCTAATAGTCAAGGAGGTAGAAGAAGTCTCACCGCATAGGCAGAGACTCAGACTCTCAAAAAAAGGAGAGGATCTTATGACGCAAATTAAACAAATTCTCTATGACTAGAGCAATGACATGGGGTGACTGTCTCGAATACACCCTACAAAACAGAGACACTTGGAGAAATGGTGGAGGACGTAAGTCAGCCATTATTTATTCAGGATATTTCACAAGGCTCAGAGGGTACACATTCCCTGCTGAGAAGATCCGTCAAGCTGTATTAACTCAGTGCATGGTTGAGCTAGAAAATGAAGGATTAATGAAAGCAACCATTAATCGTTTCATCTCAGCTGTCTCAACTGTCTTGAATTACTGCGCTGAAAATGAACAGATTGATTTCACACCACCTAGATTCAAACGACTCAAGGAAGATGAATCAATTCGCTATCATTTCACCAAGGAACAGGTCGATAGCATCGTACGCATAGCACGTGAGGAGTTTTACAATGACAACCTCGCTGACATCGTGATTGCTGCTGCCTATACAGGCATGAGGCAGGGTGAATTGTTAAAGTTACAGGCTAAAGATGTGGACTTATTTCATAAGTTAATCCATGTTGGAGGTCGTCAGGAAACACGTACAAAACCTGGAAATTATAGAACTATTCCTATTCACAATCACGTCTTGCCGATATTAGAAACTCGGCTTGAATATGCAAATCCAAATGTACGTATCTTTGGGGATGGTTGGATCGACCGCCATCAACTTCTTAAACAATTTAAGAACATTACCCAAAAGTATATGAAATTGGATGAAGGATATTGTTTCCATTCATTGAGACATAGTTTCGCAATGTTCCATGTGCGCGGTGGTACTAACTTCCGTACATTAATGGATTTAATGGGACACAAAAACATCGTCACGACGTTAATCTATGGTAAGTCAGATGATGAAGGTCGTGCATTGTCAATGGCGAATATATAGTATCCAGCGGATCCACCAAGCATGTTTTCCAACGAAGTCACTAGGTTTATAAAACCGCATTTCCGCCCCGCGCTAGATTATGATCGTTCAGATCCCCTAGCCCACCTGGCGGAATTGGTAGACGCGCTGGTTTTAGGTTCTTGGTAATCCACGATACACGTCGGTAGAGGTCAGGGTCAAAAGCCTTGACCTCATTTTATTTGTAGAGATATACACGTACGTATAGATTAAATCTTCACGACTAGCGCGCTTTTTTTATGCCTACACCAGCTCAAATTGATGAGCAAATTAACCACGAACGTGATGCAATTGCTCAAGGGTTAAAGAGACTTAGAGATAACACTAAGAAACTAGAAGAGAAAGATTACTCATCTGCCTCTATCTATGGAATAACAACAATTGATGCACTCTTACCATTAGTTGTTGAAAGAATTAAAGAAACAAATTTACGTATCCATAAAGGACATACTGGTCAATCATTCAAAGAGATTCATCAATACTTAGCTGACATCGAGCCACTCGCAGCTGCAGCTATTACATGCAAGATAACCATTGATAAAGTATTTTCCATCAAGGAAGGTAGTAATCAATTAACAAGAATATCTGAGGCAATCGGCAAGGGTGTAGAGAATGAATGTCAGATGCGTCACTATGAGAAACATGCTCCAGGTTTATTAACAACACTTAAAAAGAATTACTGGCATAAATCGATAGGCACAGATCAGAAGGTCGTAGTGATACAAACCTTAATGAATAGATATGAAGTACAGAAGTGGAATACATGGGGAGCTGGTAATCGTGTGCGCTTAGGTGGCTGGCTATTGGATTGTTTGTTGTCTGTCAGTAAATGGTTTGAGCCAGAGATGAGACAGTTGGGACGTAAGCGTATGAACTATGTAGTCCCTACACCTGAATTTCTAGCCATCAAAGATGAGGTGATGTACAACGCTGAACTCTTCAGCCCACTTGCTTGGCCGATGTTAATCGAGCCAAATGACTGGACACCTGAAAAGCCAGGTGGGTACTTGCTTAACGAGGTAATTCGTGGTCACGATATGGTTCGCAGGTCTGAGTCGTCATCTATACAGGGAGAAAGACCTTTTGAATTCCTTAATAAGATTCAAAAAGTTGCTTATACCCTTAACCCTTTTGTTGTTGAGGTAGCTGAAATACTCCAGCAAAAGGGTAGGAGCGTTGGTAAATTCCAACCGATATGTAATCACGACCTACCACCTAAGCCATATGACATAGCTGAGAATGCTGAGTCAAGGAAGGCTTATAGAAGGATTGCAGCTGAGGTATTAAATAGACAGGCTCAAGAGTTTAAGAAGTCTTGTCGTACAAGGATGACGATGGAGACAGTAGAACGCTTTAAGAATAAAGCTAAGTTCTATATTCCATGGTCTTTCGATTACCGAGGAAGGGTCTACCCTATACCCGCCTTCCTCACACCTCAGGATACGGACTGGGGTAAATCACTCTTAAAATTCCATGATGAATCCTTTATGGATGAGGAGGCAGAGAGATGGTTGAGATTTCAGGTAGCTACAACTTATGGTCTAGATAAAGAGACACTTGATGAGCGTCTCAGCTGGACATATAGATCTGAACATGAGATCGAGCTAGTTGCTACTGATCCAATAGGCAACCTTCCTTTATGGGAGGGAGCTGAGGAACCTTGGCAATTCTTAGCTGCATGTGATGAGTTCTACCACTGTGTAATAAAGAGAGATCGAATTAGTACTGGCTTACCTATCGCTATAGACGCTACATGTAGTGGTATACAGATTATTGCTGGTCTCACTAAATGTAAGTCAACAGCTAAACTTGTTAACGTATTACCATCAGATAAGCCACAAGATGTTTATAAAGTAATAGCTGAAACATCTAAGCCAAACATACCCTTAAAGCTACGCCATGACTGGGATCGTAAATGTACTAAGCGTACAGTAATGACGATACCTTACAATGCAAAACCGTTCAGCAATAGATCGTACATTAAAGAAGCTCTAAAAGATAAGGAGTTAGAAGTTGATAAGGAAGAGTTAACTCAAACAGTTAACGCAGTTAGAGATGCAATGGATGAAATAATTCCAGGTGCAATGAGGGTTATGAAATGGATAGAGTCTGAGGTCAGTAAAGCTATTAAGCGTGGAGTCACTGAACTTGAATGGGTAACACCATCAGGTTTTGTTGTCTCTCAAAGAATCTTTAAGAAAGAATTTGAACGTATAACCTTACAAGTTCTAGGTCAGTGCAACATGAGAGTTGGTACTGGAGATAGTGCTGAGGTTGATAAGGCTAGACATAAGGCTGCAACGGCTCCGAATTTGATCCATTCCATGGACTCATGTCTCCTCCTTGAGGCAACATTAGCTTTTGACAAGCCAATAAGTCTAATACACGATAGTGTCTTATGTAGAGCTACAGATATGAGCGAGTTATCCAGAATTGTCCGAGAAAAATACATGTACCTGTTCGCAGAACATGATTACCTAACAGATTTCGCTAACCAGATAGGTGCGGAAACTGAACCACCGATTATTGGCGACCTTAAACCTGAGTCAGTAATTGAATCCACTTACTTTTTTTGTTAATGAGAAACATCCACGTCACTGCAAACCCTGTAACACTAGAGGGTTATCAAGCAGTAATGAAGCCAAGTCAATACGGCTATAGCTTGAGAGCTGTAGTAGATAAAGACTTGATAGAGAAGTTAGAAGAAGAGAGAGTTGAATGTCTTAAGTGGGCTGAGTCTAAGCTCAAGAACCCTAAGCGTAGCTCTCTAAAACCTGAGCCTTGGGAGGAGGTCTCCGATGGAAAATACATCATCAAGTTCTCATGGAGTGAGGACAAAAGACCGCCTGTGGTGGACTCGGAAGGTAGCCACCTTACTGATCCTAATCTGCCTGTGTACGCTGGGTCTACGGTAAAGCTAGGCTTTATACAGAAGCCTTACCTACTACGAGATGGTATTTCCTATGGTACGTCTCTGAAGCTCTCTGGAGTGCAGGTAGTGACCTGTCAGGGAGGTGCTGGTATAGATACTGGAGACTTAGATGAGGCAGGCGTTGCCGAACTATTTGGTAAAACAAAAGGTTATAAGGCTGGAGAACCTAACGTAGAGGCAGCTGGTACACCTAGCTCAGTAGAAGATGACTTCTAATGTTCAGGTCAGAACTAGAAGAAAAGGTCTCAGATTTACTGTGTGAATTAAAGATTGATTATGAATATGAGCCAACAAGGATTCCATATGAAATACAACATAATTACTCACCAGACTTCCTGTTACCTAATGGAATTTATTTAGAATGTAAAGGATATTGGGATTCTGCAGACAGAAAAAAAATCAAGAGTGTAGTGGAGCAACATCCAGAGATAGATCTAAGGATGGTCTTTCAAGCTCCCTATAACAAGATCTCAAAGAAATCTAAAACAACGTATGCCAAGTACTGCGAAAAACTCGGTATCAAATGGTGTGCGTTCCATACAATACCAATCGAATGGCTCACATAGAGAGCGAATTTGTTCGACATACAGCATGTGAGAACTGTGGCAGTAGTGATGCAAAGTCTGAGTATTCAGATGGACATACCTACTGCTTTGTATGTCACACCCGTACCTCTGGGAATGAGGAAAAACATCACAATCACGAAATGTCTACCAATGTACAACTTAAAGGATCTGCCGTACGGCTGCAACGAAGAGGTTTGTCAGAACAGACGTGCCAGAAATATAAGATCTTCCGAGACGGAGAACTTCTACGCCACTATTATCACACAAGCGACGGAATACTTCAGGGAGCAAAAGTAAAGACCAAACAAAAAGACTTTTACTATGAAGGGATTACTACCGATACTCTTTTTGGTCAGCATTTATTTCCTAGTAGCGGTAAACGGATCATTGTTTTTGAAGGGGAGCTAGATGCTGCTAGTGGCTGGGAGGCTATGACTGGCTGGCCACACGTATCACTACCACATGGAGCTGCAAGTGCTAAGAAAGATATTCAAAAACAAATACCCCTTTTCCAAGGCTATCAAGAAATTGTCCTCTTCTTTGACAATGATGAGGCTGGAAGAAAAGCAAGCGAGGATGCTGCATCAGTACTACCACCTGGGAAGGTCAAAATCGCAAGATTGGAATCCTATAAAGACGCTTCAGAAGCTCTGCAAGCGAATGACTCAGAAGCCATAAGGCGAGCTATATGGGATGCCAAGCCATACCAACCTGACGGGATAGTCGATGGTAAGAGTCTCTTAGAGCTTGTCACCACACCCGAACCACCATGCAATCATGAGTATCCCTTCAAAGGACTACAAAGAAAAACACACGGAATTAGATACGGCGAGCTTACTACGATTACTGCAGGAACAGGCGCAGGAAAGAGTTCCTTTTGCCGTCAACTTGCAACTCACCTACTCGAAAAAGGGGAGCAAGTCGGCTATCTGGCTCTGGAAGAATCAAATAGAAGAACAGCTTTAGGTCTTATGTCTACAGCTGCAGGCAAACCATTACATCTTGGAGGCTATGACAAAAAAGAACTCGAAGATATATATAGATCCACTATTGGTAACTGGAATCTTTATCTTTATGATGGGTTCGGGAGCTTTGATCCTCAAATCATTTATTCACGCATCGAGTATCTCGCCTGTGGATTGGAGTGTCGTGTTATTTTCCTTGACCACTTATCCATATTATTAAGTGGACTTGATGGGATAAATGATGAAAGACGTATGATAGACAAGACTATGACCGACTTAAGGTCTCTTGTAGAACGTACTGGAATACACCTCTTCTTAGTAAGTCACCTTAGACGTACTCAGCAAGATAAAAATCATGAAGAGGGAGCGCGCGTAACTTTGGGACAGCTTCGCGGATCTGGGAGCATAAGCCAAATTAGCGACAATTTATTGGGATTAGAACGAAATCAACAAGATAGCGATAGCCATACAACCCTAAGAATTCTAAAAAATAGATACAGCGGAGAATGTGGCGTTGCCTCAGAACTTAACTATGACTTATCCAACTGCAGATTTAGTGAGAATGAAACTACGGAACCATCCTTTCTACGTGGAACCAGCGAGACCACGGATTTTTGAAGAAAGTGATTATGAACACCCATGGTACACACACTTAAATAAACCAACGCCACCTACTGAGGAGGCAAAAGAAAAAGCTCAGTTTAAAGATAAAACATATACGTGGCAAAAGAAGAAATGACACTCGTCTTTGACCTAGAAACAAATGGTCTACTGAACGATGTGACACGTATTCATTGCTTAGCGATATACGATTCCACAACTGATCAAATAGAAACATACAACGATGAAAAGAATAATAAATATTCCATCTCTGAGGGTATTGGTAGATTACTTGTTGCTGACACGCTTGTTGGCCACAACGTTATCAATTTTGACCTTGCAGTGCTTGGCAAACTATATAACTATTTCACTCCCCGTGCTCGTATTGTCGATACTCTTCTTTTATCACGTCTATATCACCCAAATATCCTTGACATAGATAGAAAGCATACGTGGCGACACATGCCACTGCAACTCTATGGAAGGCATAGTCTGGAGTCATACGGCTATAGGCTTGGCGAATACAAAGGAGATTTCGGAAAGACAAGTGACTGGAGCGAATGGAGTCAAGAGATGGAAGATTATTGCGCTCAAGACGTTGAAGTTACTAAGAAATTATGCGACCACTTCCACCGCTACCTGATTTCGTAACACTCGAACATCAGGTCGCTCAAATACTTACAGAACAAGAACATCATGGATGGTACTTTGATGAACCAAAGAGTTACGAACTTGAATCATCTCTCCGAACAGAGATGGAAGAGCTTACTCGACTACTTCGAGGACAACACACTTACATTGCAGGAACGCTGTTCACTCCTAAACGAGATAACAGGACACTCGGATATGTAGAAGGATGCGAGATACAACGACTCAAAGAACTTAACCCTACCTCAAGAGACCATATTGCATGGGTACTGACAACACACTATGGCTGGAATCCGTCATCAATAAGCTCCAACGGGAAGCCCGTAGTAGACGAGATCGTCTTAAAGGAGATTGGATCGGATATAGCTCTGAACTTTCTCCGATGCTTGGAACTGAAGAAAGCATTAGGAATGATATCCGAAGGCGTGAACGCATGGCAGAGGCTATGTACGACATCTAGCCGTATCCATCACCATTGTTCAGTCGCTACTAATACTCATAGAGCATCACACAAAAAGCCCAACCTAGCCCAAGTACCCGCTGATGAAAGATTTAGAGAACTATTTACCGCCTCGCCACGAATGGTTATGGTCGGGGCTGACCTTGCTGGCATTGAACTCAGGATGCTTGCTCACTACCTCGCTAGATACGACGGTGGTCGCTATGCAGACATCCTCCTTAATGGAGACATCCATCAAGTTAACGCAGACAAAATTGGCATAAGTAGACGAGCTGTAAAGACAGTTACCTATGCCTTCTTATATGGAGCAGGAGATGCAAAAATCGGACTCTCAGTCGATAAACAACTATCACCAAATAAGGCAAGAGCTAAAGGAAAACAAGTACGAGCCGCGTTCATTGAAGCCATCGATGGACTTTCAGAGCTACTACAGGCTGTTAAGAAGCGGTCTTCTACAGGCACGATCATGGCTATCGATGGAAGAAAAATCTATGTAGACAGTACTCACAAAGCTCTTAACTATTTACTTCAGTGTTCAGCTGGAGTTATTGCAAAACGTTGGTTACAAATCACCCATGACCACACAAAAGAAATGGGTTTACGCTGCCATCAGCTCGCTTTTATTCATGACGAGCTTCAGTATGAATCCCACCCAGAACATGTTGATGATCTCAAATCTATTCTTGTTCTTTCCGCTGTTGAAAGCGGCGAATACTACAACCTTAGAATCCCCATAGCTGCTGACGCAAAATCAGGTGCATCGTGGGCTGAGGTCCACTAACCTATGAAATTATTAATTGATTGCGATTTTGTTGTTTATAAATGTACAGCTGCAGCGGAATCCGAGATCGACTTTGGCGATGACGTAATAGTCGTTACCTCGTCATTCAAAGAAGCTTATAGCTGTGTCAAACGTGAACTCAACAGAATTGCTAACAAGTTTGGTTCCTTTGATGAAATGATACTGTTCTTTAGTGACAGTAAAAACTTTCGTAAGGATATCCAAAAAGATTACAAAGGACACAGAAATCGTAAGAAGCCTTGTGCCTATCGACGTGTCATTAACAAATTATCTGAAGAGTATTCAGTAATTAAAATGCCTACCTTAGAGGCAGACGATGCAATGGGTATCTTTGCCACAAAACATACAGGCAACATAATTGTTAGTCCAGATAAGGACATGAAACAGATTCCTGGAATGCTATGGAACTTCGATGAATCTTTCACAATCACGAAAGAGGAGGGTGCTAAATGGCATCTAATTCAATCCTTGGCTGGAGATAATACTGACGGCTACGCTGGAGTACCTGGCATTGGCGTTAAAAGAGCTGTTGCTCTATTTGAAGAGAAGGGATACAGCTGGAAAACAGTTGTAGAAGCATTTAAGGAGAAAGACTTATCGGAAGATATCGCTCTAACTAATGCACGTCTAGCAAGAATACTAACTAACGAGGATTATGACGACGAAAAAATGGAACCCATACTATGGAATCCCTCAGCCGATTACAGAATTAACTCTTGAACAAGATTTAAAACTAAGGCAGATAAAAGATTCAATCGAAAATCCCCTTACAGCTAGAGAAGACATTAACACCGTTTTCCTAGCACTACAAAAACAGAACTTTGTTCTAGCAAATAGCCTTACAAATCTACTCGAAAAATGGCCAAAACCACCAATGAAACTGGACCCGAATATTACAGGCGTGGACCCATCCAGCCATGGGATTTTATTCGTAGTCAAGAACTCAACTTCCACTTAGGAAACGCAATCAAATACATCTGCAGAGCAGACCACAAATATGACGACATCGAAGATCTCTCCAAAGCAATCCACTACCTCTCCAATGAAATCGAATTTAGAACAGGCAAGAGAGTTCAGGAACTCGTTCAATGTGAAAGACAGCAAGTCGATGAGATCGAGGAATATGCAAAAGAATTTGATCGTTGAGGAATTCAAAGAGTTTTTAGAGGCAGAGGGAATGCTGTTTAGGAACAGCGCATCTCTGCATGAGGATGCTATTAAAGAACTCAGTGATCTCGTATATGTCTGCTATCAATACGCAGCAAATATGGGATGGGATTTAGACGAAGCTCTACGTCGAGTCCATAGAAGTAATATGTCAAAACTAGATGAGGATGGAAAGCCTACATATAGGGAAGACGGAAAAGTATTAAAGAGCGCAAATTATCAACCACCTACATTAAGTGATCTTGTCTAATGACAAATTTAATATCTAGAACTGGAAGAGTTCAGAACTGGATAGACAATCCAGAGTCACGTCTACCGATATCATGCACGGTTTTTACCGTCGAAGACTCAATGGAGGGAGCCAATGGCATCGAAGCCAGCATCAGATTCGTCAGTTTTGCTCTCCGCCATGGAGCAGGAGTTGCTGTCCATCTATCAAAGCTCAGACCCAAAGGAAGTGAAAATGGCAAAGGTCTTACAGCTTCTGGACCAGTATCCTTTGGAAAAATCTACTCCACCTTAAATGAAGTACTCAGAAGAGGAGGTGTGTACAAAAATGGTGCGGTTGTTCTTCATCTCGACTTGGATCACCCTGACATTATTGACTTTATTACTACTCCTAGATCCGAACTTCCATGGGTTAAGAGGTGTGTCAACATTAATGATGAAAAATGGAAGAACGCTGATCCAACAACACGGGACGCAGTGATATATGGCATCAGATCTGGTGACATATGGCTAAATAAAACTAAGTACGATAAAAATGGAAAAAGAATCCGAGGCAATGTATGCCTTGAAGTTTACCTGCCATCACGAGGAACTTGCCTCCTCCAACACGTTAATCTCGGTGCCTGTTCAATCGCCGACGTGTCAAAGGGTTTTGTTGAGGGTATGCGAAGTTTGTGCAACCTCCATAGCAAAACAGGCATTGGAAGTTCTGGAGAATATCTCCCCTCGGAGACCGACAGGCAAGTTGGACTTGGATGCCTTGGGTTAGCAAACCTACTAAGGCAAAACAACATCACCTATGAACAGTTTGGTGATGCACTACAAGCAGTAAATGATGGTATACCTGGATTGGGTGTAGCTGGTCTATTAGCTGCAGAATTTTATAAAGGCATTCAGGGTGCGGCTGAAGTTGCTAGAGAATTTAATATGGAGAGAGCATTTGCTATAGCTCCTACCGCAAGCTGTTCATATCGCAGTAAAGATAGAGAAGGCTTTACTTGCACACCTGAAATTGCACCTCCTATAGCTCGGAGTGTAGATAGAGACTCAGGTACATTTGGTGTACAAACATATGAATATGGTGATGTAGAAATTGCCTCAGAAGTTGGTTGGGATGCTTATAAAAAAGTAGCTGACCAGTTGATGTATATGTTGAACCATACAGGGCTTCTTCACGGATATAGCTTTAACTCTTGGAGTGATGTTATAACCTACGACGAACAGTTCGTTGAAGAGTGGCTAGATAGTCCCCAAACTTCACTTTATTATTCACTGCAAGTGATGGGAGACACACAAGATAAGTCAAGTGCATATGCTGCTTTAGATGAAGATGATGTCCAAGATTATTTGCAGGGGATTTTAAACAACGAACCCCAATGCGATTGTCAAGAATGAACCCATATGAAAAGTTACTCAATAGAAAGAGAACATGGACACCAGTCCAAACAACAGCTGGAAAGCTTAAAGAGGGAGCAGAAGAGACCCTCTACCGTTGTCTCGCAGTACGCCACATGGAAATACCTGTGGGTGACTGGATTACTGAGACACTTGGAAAGGAGATTCCCTCATCTGCGAGGGATCTCTTAGAGTCCAACGTTAAAGATGAGGTCAAGCATGACCAAGCTCTTGGATATATAACCAACGCTTTAGGCGTTAACGAAAAGGCTGAGGCTGAGGCGTTCCGATTAAGGGATGCTTGGATGTCTCACCCTGACCATGAAATTACAAAAGCCCTAGTTATTGAACGTGCTATTTTCTTTGTACTTCTGCCTTTCTTTAGGTTTAATGGCGATGCTGGTCTCAGAACGGTATCAGCTGATATTTCCAGAGACGAACAGATACACGTGGCCACTAATAGCCTTGTATGTCACGATATGGGCTTATCTCCTAGTCAATCTCTGGATAAACTTAGGAAAGCCACGATTAACTGGATCATGGAGCCATTAGGTAAGAATACCTATGGCGATAAATATTTAAGCAAAAAATTCTGGCTGGATTCAAGCGATAACCTTATGTATAACGGCAAAGCTCCTGAGCTTTCGGAAACTAAGTCAGCAAGAATGCCAGCGTTCTTTGAGCATAGCAATGTCAACCTACCCCAATACTCTTGAGTCAATCCTCGGACCATCTCTTGAGTCAATCCTCACTGAACTTGAGGAAATCCATCCACCAATTACACCTAACCCTGATGAAACAATGGAAAAGATTATGTACAGATCAGGTCAACGCTCCGTTGTGGAGTGGATAAAAGATCGAGTCAGTGAGGAATAGATATGGGAAGAGCAAGATCAAGACGTAGACGAGGTAAGACTGGAGGTCAAGGAGCTGGAAAAGGTAAAGGTACTGGCTCTGGTAAAGGTACTGGAGGTTCTAAAGGCAGATCAAATGCCAAGAGGAATACTAAGAAGAACAACAACAGAGTCAAAGTTAATAAAACCAATGAAGCTAACAAGCAAGCACGTGTAAATCGTAGAAACGAACGGTTAAAGAAACAGTTCGGTCTCGACTACAACGACATGAAGGATAGTTTTAGAATTAAGATTAATCCAACTCAATGGCTTGGTGGCTTTACAGAAAAAACTGGCATACCTACAGGACTTATAAGCAGAAATCTTCCAGGGTTTATTAAAAACATGAAGATTGACCACCAACTTAAGTCACCTAACAAAGTAGGTGTAAAACCAGGTGATAGTAAGTGGGGTGGTGGAGTTGCTAAAGATATTCTTTTAGCTACTCAAGCCAAGCAAGCTCAGAAAGCTCAACAAAAAGCTGAAGAGAAAGCACTCGACAAGCAGTACAAAAACGACCAAGCAATTTACAACAACAATAAAAACAACATGGCTTTAACTGACAATCAAAAGAAATTAAATCAAATTTATCTAGACGAAGTAGGCAGAGGTGCTTCTTATGGTACTAAAGGTGGAGCTGATTACTGGCTAGATACTCATGCACAAGGAGACAATGTTGACTGGGGTAATATCAGAAGGATGATAGGTGGCTCAGATGAAGGTAAGAAGTTTAAAGCTAGTGGTGTCGCAAAAGTAGGAGGTATAGACGCATCTAAATCAATCAGCTCTCAAGCTGGTCCAGGTACTTGGGCTTCACACTTTGCTCCAGGTGGAAAGTTTGCTAATGAGGATGCTGCTGCTGCTGCTACTGCAATAGCTAAGGATATTAACTTTGGAACTCCAAAAGATTTTGATCAAGATGGAAACCTTGGAGGTGTAGAAACACCTAAATATTTCAACACAGGTGTAACCGACCAAACAGGTGCAGATAAAACTGGTACAACAATACCTAAAGAGATATCAGAAGGATGGTGGAGTCAGTTTGCAGATGCAGATGCCTTTAAGAAATTCTTAAACGAAGGTAAAGAGGAAACACCAGCTAAGTCAGATGGCATGGGTGACTTCATGAAGTTCATGATGCTTATGAATGTCATGGGCGGTGGACGTGGTGGCGGAGGTGGCTACGGCGGTAGTCAATTCGGCTATGGCGGCATGAGTCCAGGTGGTGTACAAGCTGCTTACGATCCTATGAAACAGCTACAAGGTATGGGTACATGGTTTAAAGATAACTTTGGATCAGGCTCATCAACAAGTACAGGAAATATTAACGCAACCTAATAACAATGACAGCAAAATCTAGATACGACTATTTATCAAGCGAACGTACACAGTTTCTAGACGAAGCAGAACAGTCAGCGGAATTAACTCTTCCATATTTAATCATCAAGGATACCTACACCAAGGGTATGCGTCATCTTCCTACTCCGTGGCAATCAGTAGGAGCTAAGTGTTCAGTGACATTGGCTGCAAAACTAATGCAGTCAATGCTCCCTGTACAGACAAGCTTCTTCAAGCTACAAGTAGATGACACACAACTTGGAGAGGAGTTTCCTCCAGAGGTTAAATCAGAACTAGACTTATCATTTGCCAAGATCGAACGTACAATCCTAGAAGCTATAGCAGCATCTAATGATCGTGTGATCGTGCATGAAGCTCTTCTACATCTTGTAGTAGCAGGTAATGCCTTGGTCTATATGGGTAAGGATGGTTTGAAAGTATATCCGTTGAATCGCTACGTCGTAGAACGAGATGGGAACGGCAATGTGATTGAAATAGTAACGAAAGAAACCATTGCTAAGAAACTAATAGAGGATCAATTACCAGAGGATGTATTAAAGAACTACAACTCTGTTGTTGATGACTCACCTGATAACTCTGACGAGTGCGATATCTACACCCATATCAAACTAGACAACAACAGATACGTCTGGCATCAGGAAGTACATAATCAAAAACTACCCAAGTCCTACGGGAAAGCACCTGTTGATGTATCACCTTGGATTCCATTGAGATTTAACTCAGTAGATGGAGAGGATTACGGACGGGGAAGAGTCGGTCAATTTATAGGCGACTTAAAATCATTAGAAGCACTGTCCCAAGCCTTAGTGGAAGGGTCAGCAGCTGCAGCGAAAGTTGTCTTCACAGTCTCACCTAGCTCTACGACTAAACCAAGTACCCTTGCTAACGCAGGGAACGGCGCAATCGTGCAAGGTAGACCTGATGACATTGGAGTCGTACAGGTAGGTAAGAGTGCAGACTTTGGTACTGCATTCCAGATGATGCAACAACTAGAACGTCGTCTTAATGAAGCGTTCTTAGTTATGCAAGTCAGACAAAGTGAACGGACAACAGCTGAAGAGGTACGCCTCACACAGATGGAGTTAGAGCAACAGTTAGGTGGACTATTCAGTCTTCTTACTACAGAGTTCTTACTTCCATACTTAAGTAGAATACTTAATCAATTTCAAAAGTCTGGAAAGATACCAAGACTACCCAAGAACATTGTTAAACCTACCATCATCGCTGGTGTTAATGCACTAGGTAGAGGTCAGGACAGAGAGAGCTTAGGTCAATTCCTAACAGTTATCTCTCAGACAATGGGACCAGAGGCAGTACAGAAGTTTATTAATCCAGAGGAAGTTATTAAACGCCTAGCAGCATCACAAGGTATTGATGTATTGAACTTAGTGAAGTCCATGCAAGAGATACAAGGTCAAGAGCAACAAGCTCAACAGATGGCTATGCAGCAGCAACAACAAGATCAGCAAATTGCAATGATGAAGACTCCAATGATGGACCCTTCTAAGAACCCTGCATTAGCTGGCGATCAACAACAACCACCTGAGCAAGAATGAGCGAAGAACAAACCTTATCAATGGAGCCAGTAGTTAATACTGAAAATGCTGGTTCCGTTGATGACTTATCAACAGAAGAAAAAGACTCTCTATTAATAGGAGAGGACATGGAACGTCAGCAGGAAGGTTTACTAGCTGGTAAATATTCAAGTGCTGAAGAATTAGAGAAAGCTTATAAAGAACTCGAAGGGAAATTGGGCGAAAAATCTGAGCCTGTTTCGGAAGAAGAGGAATCAGAAAATGAACCTAACGAGGAAGTCTCGGATGATTATGAGCCAAATATATTAGATGCTCTCTGGGAAGAGGGAACTACTGACTCATTGTCTGAGGAGACCTTTGAAGAGCTGAAGAATATGGACCCTGTTGAGGTAGCTAAGTTAGCTATGGAACAGAGGAACAGATCACAAGCATCTCAGTCCAGAGACTTTACTGATCAGGACGTTGATCAGATACAAGGTCTAGTAGGAGGTGAAGAGAACTACAACCAAATGCTTGGTTGGGCGCAAGGTAATTTACCTAGTCAAGAGATTGAATTATTTGATGCAGTAATGGATCAGGGTAATACCTTAGCTGCTTACTTTGCAGTCAAGGCTATGGCTTTAAGCTATCAAGATTCAGTTGGTAAAGATGGTCAGATGGTCACAGGTAAAGCACCTAGATCAGATGGTGATGTCTTTAGAAGTCAACAGGAAATGGTAGAAGCTATGAATGATCCAAAGTATAACGACGACCCTGCATACCGTGAAGAAATCATGGAAAAACTAAAACGATCAGACATTAACTTTTAACCATGCCTAAAGGAAAAGGAACCTACGGTACTAAGAAAGGTAGACCACCTAAGAAGTAGGTAGACATGGCGACCTGACAGTTCATCATCGCCATTCACCTATCTTTCAATTCAATGACTACAACTACCGAATACGGTAAGCAAAATATCTTTGCAAAAGAAACACCTCCTCGTCTAATGAACGAACAAGAACAGAACTTCCTTATGGAGCAAGCAGAAAAAACTAATGGTCAACTAGCCATGCTTGGATTCGTTGCTGCAATAGGAGCATACATAACTACTGGACAAATCATTCCAGGAATCTTTTAAACCCTTTTTATAAATGACTACAGCCACACTAACAAAACCAACTAACAACTGGCAGCGTTTCTGTGACTGGACAACGAGCACCGACAACCGCATCTATGTAGGTTGGTTCGGTGTTCTTATGATCCCTGCACTATTAACAGCTGCTACAGCATTTATCATAGCTTTCATAGCTGCGCCACCAGTTGACATAGATGGTATTCGTGAGCCTGTCTCAGGATCTTTACTCTATGGAAACAACATCATATCGGGAGCGATTGTCCCGTCAAGCAACGCAATCGGTCTTCACTTCTACCCAATCTGGGAAGCTGCAACCATCGACGAATGGTTATATAACGGAGGACCATATCAACTCATTGTGTTCCACTTTCTCATCGGTATCTCAGCTTACATGGGACGGCAATGGGAACTTAGTTATCGGCTCGGAATGAGACCATGGATATGTGTAGCATATTCAGCACCTGTAGCTGCATCCTTTGCAGTCTTCCTCGTGTATCCATTTGGACAAGGGAGCTTTAGCGATGGTATGCCTCTTGGTATTTCAGGGACTTTCAATTTTATGTTTGTCTTTCAAGCGGAACACAATATCCTTATGCACCCTTTCCATATGCTCGGTGTTGCAGGGGTATTCGGTGGAGCTTTATTCGCTGCTATGCACGGAAGTCTTGTTACTTCTTCGCTTATCCGTGAGACGACAGGCTTAGTATCACAAAACTATGGATACAAATTCGGTCAGGAGGAAGAGACGTATAACATTGTTGCGGCTCATGGCTACTTTGGGAGACTTATTTTTCAGTATGCCTCTTTTAATAATAGTCGTAGCTTACACTTTTTCCTTGCTACTTTCCCCGTCGTTTGCATATGGATTACCGCTATGGGAATCTCCACTATGGCTTTTAATCTCAACGGCTTTAACTTTAACCAGTCAGTCGTCGATGCCAGTGGAAGAACAGTCCCTACATGGGCTGATGTCCTCAACCGTGCCGATCTAGGTATGGAAGTAATGCACGAAAGGAATGCACATAATTTTCCGCTTGATCTAGCGGCTAAAGAGATCGCACCAATCGCCTAACGATACGTCCGTTCATCCCTATGGGACGCATGACGACCTAAGCATGGAACGGGGCTTAGGTACTTGGAGATTAATCCTATGACAATCAAAGTCACTTACAAGTATCGCGGCATAGCTTACACAAAATCAAAAACTATTTAATTAAAATGAAAACAATTGCACTTGCTCTCGCAGCCACCACTTTAGCGTCTGCACCTGCATCCGCTGGAACATTCATAAATGCTGAAGTAAACAACGGCTACTATGGTTCTGAATATGTTGGTAGAACAATAGAATTCCATGTTGGATTTGATGGAACTGCAAACAAGTTCGACTACTATGTACAAGGTGGTCCAGCTCTAGTTGCTGTTGACGGTGTTGACGGTACAGAGACTGAACTATCAGGTAAGTTCGGCGGTAACTATAACGTGTCTGAAAAGGTAGCTCTTTATGGAGAGTTTGCTGGAGGCACTAATGGTGATTTCGATAACTCTTATAACCTTAAAGCAGGAGCTAAGTATAGTTTCTAATGTCACATCAATCAGATTGCGAAGGGGATAAGGCACACATCACCCACCTTACCCCTACACCCGAAGAGATTAAATACTCTAAGTCTGGAGTTCCTCTACATATGTTAGACAGTATTCAAATACAAGAACTTCCAGAGGGAGAGTTAGATGAAGACATCGGGATTGAAGAAGCTTTGACAACCTTGTGAAGAAGTTAAATGAACTATGGCTAGTAGTCTTCTTGGCTCTAGCTTTCTTCATTCACGTGGAAGTACTACACGTTAACTTCCATAGCAGAGAGGCACCTCAGTGTCGGACCTCTCTGTAATTTGGCTTTTGACCCTTACGAGGATACTCATTAGCCGTCTAGACGGTGGGAAAGACCACAAAATGATTAATTTAAATTGTGCACGATGATGATTTATACCCTCAATACAATTAAACCATAGATAAATGGCACATCAAAATGCCTCAGGTACTGCTACTTCGTTAACCCGTCAGGGTCAATCGAACAGTGCAGGTGACGTAAGGCAACTTTACCTCAAGCTCTTTTCGGGCGAGATGTTCAAAGGCTTCCAGCATAATGCTATAGCTAGAGACCTTCTCATGAAGAGAACTTTAAAGAACGGCAAATCATTGCAGTTCATCTACACAGGTCGCACCACAAGTGAATTTCACACACCAGGAAAACCAATCTTGGGTAACAGTGATGGCGCACCACCAGTAGCAGAGAAGACCATCACAGTTGATGACCTTCTTATCAGTTCAGCTTTCCTTTACGAGTTAGACGAAGTTCTGGCTCACTACGATTTGAGGTCAGAGATCTCTCGTAAGATTGGATATGCTCTAGCTGAGAAATATGACAGACTCGCTTTCAGAGCTGTTACACGTGGAGCAAGAGCTGCATCACCTATCACTAAGACAAACTTTGTCGAGCCAGGTGGTACACAGATTCGCGTTGGTGCAACAACCAATGACTCTGATGCTTATGTTCCTGCGAACTTAGTAAATGCTTTCTACGATGCAGCTGCTGCACTCGATGAGAAAGGAGTAAGTACTGACGGAAGAGTAGCGGTATTAAACCCACGTCAATACTACGAATTGATCCAGCAAACTGGAGATTCAGGTCTAGTTAACAGAGACGAGCAAGGTACATCCCGTCAGAAGGGTAATGGAATTGTTGAGATCGCTGGTATCAAGATCTACAAGTCAATGAACATACCGTTCCTTGGCAAATATGGTACTGCTTACGGCGGTACAACTGGCGTTACTTCTCCTACAAATGTAGGTAGTTTCGTTGGAGTCACTGCAGAGGATGCAGATGATGGACAAACAGGTCTTAATAATGACTACGGTACAGCAACTCAACTAGGAGCTAAGTCTTGTGGACTTATCTTCCAACGTGAAGCTGCAGGTGTTGTAGAATCTATCGGACCTCAAGTACAAGTAACCAAGGGTGACGTTTCAGTCATTTACCAAGGTGATGTGATACTTGGAAGATTGGCATGTGGCGCAGATTATGTTAATCCAGCTGCTGCTGTTGAATTGTATGTAGGTGCTTCAGCTCCTTCAGCATTCTAACTATTAAGGGGAGTCTATATGGCTCCCTTTTTTTTATTCACAAATATTTATACCTATGGCTTTCCCTACCACTAATGCTGCTCAAGAATTACCTGCAATAAATCAAATCCTGATGGCTTGTGGACAGGCACCAGTAACCACTTTGGATGAAACCAACCCAGACGTTGCGATTGCTTATCAAACACTTTTAGAAGTTAGTAGAGAAGTTCAAAGTGAAGGATGGTCCTTTAATAAGGAAGCACATTATGAGATGACACCCGACTCAAACAATGAGATCCTAATAGCAAACAACATATTGCAGATAGACCTTAGTCAGTCTCATGCAGATGACAAACATGCGATAAGAAGAAACGGAAAACTATACGACAAGGAACATCACACAGATCAATGGACAGATGGAGCTGTAGATTGCGACATAGTATGGCTATTTGACTGGGTAGATTTACCACGTCCTATACAAGATTACATAACAGCTAGAGCATCCTCCATTACCTCTAGTCGAATTATTGGAGATAACACCCAATACCAAATGCTCCAACAAAAGGAGGCATACATGAGAGCTATGGCTCTTGAGTATGAAACAAGCCAAGGTGATTATTCATTCTTTGGTAAAGCTGATGGATCACACCCTTACATTAGTTATCAACCATATAAAGCACTTACTAGATAATGGCAGCAGTAACACAAAAGATATCCAACTACTTAAGTGGAGTATCTAAACAAGCAGATAGTAAGAAACTTCCAGGTCAGGTAAGAGAGTGTTTAAATGGGTTTCCTGATGTAACACTAGGGTTAACTAAGAGACCTGGGTTTAAGTTTATATCTAAGTTAAAGAATACAAGTGGTACAGACTTCAGTGGTACTCAATTAGATGGAGCTAAATGGTTCTATATAAACAGAAGTGCTACTAAATATATAGGATGTATCACACCTAAAGTAGATAGTACTAACGGTACTATTCATGTATGGAATGCAGATACAGGTGCAGCTTGTACGATTACAGATAAAACAGCTACACCTAATGCAGCTCTAGGAGCACATGCGTATCTTGATGGAAACAAATCAAACTATGATGTACTCACTGTAGATGCAGCTACATTCATAACAAACAATTCAAAAGTTATAACAGCTAAGGCAGCTCCTACATTCGTAGCTCAGAGTAGAGGCACAGTATTAGTCAGTACACTACCAGAAGGGAAGACTTCAATACAAAGCCAACCATTTGAAATTAAGTTAGGTGGTACATCCATTGGTACTACTCGTGTAATTACTTATAATTCAACAGCTAGTGAAACTTATGAAACTCTTCTCACACAACTTGAGACTAAGGTAAATGATGAGAATATAACAGGTTTAACAGTTACTAAATATGCTAACCAATTACAGTTAGATTATGTAGTTAGTTCTACTAGAACACCATTTACTCTAGAGGCTAAAGGCGGTGCTGATAATAAGAGGTTAGTGGTCTATCAGGATCATGCACTTGATGAAGCATCCTTACCTCCTAACTCATTTCATAATCATGTAGTAGGTATTACTAATGGATCAAGAGATCAGACTGATGATATCTATGCAAAGTTTGTAGCAGATAACAGTGCAGCTGGTAGTGGTTACTGGAAGGAAACACTTGCTCCCAATATTTCCACAGGCTTAACTGAATCAACTATGCCTCATAGGTTAGTTAATACAGGAGCTACTACTTTTGACTTTGAGGAAGTACCTTGGGAAGACAGGATGGTAGGTAGTGATATCACAAATCCACACCCTGTATTTGTTGGTAAAACTATTACTAAACTCTTCTTTCATGACGCTAGGTTAGGTGTACTCACTGAAGATAATGTAGTACTCAGTAAAGCAACTAAGCCATATGATTTCTATAGGATTACAGCTAGATTTGTATCGTCAGGAGATCGAGTATCTCTAAACTGTGCATCTCTTAGACCTTGTAAACTATTCTCTGTTAAACCATTTAGACAGGGTTTAGTACTGTTTGCTAAGAACCAACAGTTCTTGATGTATGGAGAAGAGAACGGTCAGTTGTCTCCCAATGCTTCAAAGATAGCTCCCATGTCAAACATGGAGATGAGTGATGACGTTGAGCCAATAGACATTGGTACTCACATGAACTTTATTAGTAAGACTCCTAACTTTGTTAGGGTGTTTGCTATGTCAACCAAGGGTCTAGGTGAGAGTCCAGATATCTTAGATATAGGAAGAGTTGTTAATGAGTGGATAACGATTGATGTAGATACTTTTGTAGCTAGTGTTCAGAATGAGTTCATTGCTATGTCTGCACAGGATAGTAATGAGATCTATTTCTATAAGACTTACTCAGACGGTAAAGAACTGTTGATGGAGTCTTGGTTTAAGTGGAGTTTACCTGGAACAGTTCAAGGTCTAGCTCTAGATCAGGATGATATGTACTGTGTTACCAAACAAGGTAATCAATACACAATATCTAAATCGAACCTAACTCAGAGTCCAGAGGTAGCGATCATAACCAATGCACAGGGTCAGAAGATTAACCCATGTATTGACTTATATGCACAAGCAAGTTCTGTCAGTTATGACTCAGCAAATGACTTGTCTAAGTGTTATCTACCTTATGCAAACTTAGCTGATCAGAAGAATGTTTTAATCGTTGCTGGTACAACAGCAGCTGGTACATTTAATAACTCAGGATTCACTATTACCCCAGAGGTAGACTCAGGTGGTACATACTTCATAGTCCCTGGACAAGACCTAACAAGCGTTGCAAGCAACGTCTACGTAGGTTATGCCTATGACTTTGATGTAACCCTGCCACAGGTCCATTACCAGCTCGATCAGGACGGTAAGAGTGTTGACTATACAGCTAGTTTAACAGTTGCAAGATTGAAGTTTGATGTAGGTCTATCAGGTGTATTAGGTTTTAAACTTAAAGCTACTGGTAGGTTTGCAGGTAAACGAGAATATACAGGTGATGGGTCAACTACTGACTTTAATTGGAACGTAGGAGACTTAGACTATGTAGATAGAAATCAAGTTAAAGTAAAGGTAAATAATGTAACCAATACAGCCTTTACCTTTCAGAGTGATACAGAGATAAGGTTTAGTTCAGCACCAGCTACAGGAGATAAAATACTTATCTACTTAGACGAGTGGTATCAACTACAACCTATTACCTCAGCCAATACATATATAGCTGATGACGTACCACTAGATGAATCAACAATATTTACATTACCCATACACCAAAGAAGTAAGAACTTCACACTAAGGGTCTTTAATGACTCACCATTTCCCGTCTCTCTTAACTCGATGATGTGGGAAGGAAACTACTCACCGAGATTTTATAGGAGGACTTAAGATATGGCATTTCCTTGGGCTGCAGTGTCAGCTGGTGTTTCAATACTTGGTGCATTTGGTGCCAGAAGTGATGCTAAAAAAGCACGTAATAGAGAAGAAGCCTATCTAGAAAAGAAGTACTTAGAGTACGACCTACCTGGATGGGAGTTTGGTAAACAACGTCTAGTTGCTAATAGAGATGAGCAGATCAGACAGATCCAACTTGCAGCTCGTAATGAATTAAAGTTAGCTGAGTTTAAAGATAAGAATAATCTAAGAAATTATCAACAACGTTTAAAGATAGCTAACTACGAACATCAAGCCAAGATGGGTCAGTTTCGTAAATCTGAAAGCCTATACCATAGAGCTGTAGGAGAAGCGATAGATCAAAAGAAGATAAGAGATGAAGAAACTAGAGCTAACTTTGCTTACCAGAATGAAGAAAGAATAGTAGAGAGTATCAGGTTAAAGAGTGAGCTGATGGCTAAAGGTCAGTCAGGTCAAAGTGCAGTAGAGAACTTCCAATCTCAGATAGCTGAATCTGGAAGTGAACTAGCAATATTAACTAGAAATATAGTCAGTGCTGATCGTGAGTCACGTATGCAACTGAGAACCTTTATGACTCAAGCTGATGCTCAACGTATGGTCAGACCTACCAAAGCACCAGACCCACTAAAACCATTAAAGACTCCAATATCTGAACGAATATTACCTAGAGCACTACAGGAATTTGACTTTGGAGTTAAACCTATTAAAGGTATAGCTGCAACTCCAGTACCTAGTATGTTTAGCACCGTAGCTAGTGCAGCTAGTGCAGGATTTAGTGCTTACAATAGCTTCACTGAAGGTACAAGTAGTTTTGGTACAGCGGGTAAAGGAGGTTCACATACATCAACAAAATAACCAATGTCTAGAAGAAAAATCACACCCGAACTGCAAGCAGTCGGTAAAGGTTTTAGCAATATAGATCCTGGCTACGCAAAGTTAACCCGTATGCGGGAAGACGATAATCAAAACATAGCTAACTTAAAGGAAGCTGAAAGAGAGCGTAGAGAAAGGGATCTAACAGCTGAAGCCAATCTAGAAAGAATACAGAAAACAGAGGAAGCGAATCTAAGAGATATTTATATTGAAGATAAAGTTCTAGATACAAGAGAGAAAGCACTTAAGGTAAATGCTGGAACCTTTAAAGATAACTTTGAAGCACAACAAAAAGTAGATAATGCTAAGGCTGAAGAGTTAAACAATCTACTCACTGTACTGGCACCCAAGGCTATATCAGATATTCAAGCTATTAAGTTAAAGAACTGGGATGCTACTCAAAAAGATGCTACTAAGTTCTATTTAAAATATGGCTTATCTCTTGATGAACAGATTGAATTAGATTTACTAGAAGAGCACCAATGGGCTAAAGGTGAAGAATTAGAGAGAGCAGCCGATCAACTAAGAGAAGAAGGATTCACTCTTGAAGAAGAGATGTTTGTCCGTGGTAAGAACAGTGCGTCTGACTATGGTCGGTTAAAAGCTTATTCAATCATTGCTGGTAATCAGTTTGAAGCTTGGGCTATTCAGCAACTTCCAAAGATGGAGGCTGATACTGCTAGGCAGAAAGAAGCTGCAATGGAAATACTGGCAGATAAGTTCTTAGAAATGCACAACCTTAAAGGTGTTAGTGCTGATTTCTTGGAGCCAATGTTCCAAAAGATGAGAGCTTCTACCAGTAAAATAGTCAATGGTGCTATTAGAAGTGAATCAATACAGCAAAGTAAGAGAAGATCTGCAGAACATATTGAGGTACTAGCCGCTTCTTATAACACACCTAATGGAGGTGAAGCTCTTAATAACCTATTTAGACAGAAGACAAGAGAGGTAGGAGCTGATGGTAGAAGTCTTTCACCTGGAGAAGCTAAGTTAAAAGTCTTTGAAGACTTACAAAACATAACTAACTTCCCTAGTGATGCTGATGTCTACAAGCTTTTAAATGAGACTAAGCTGACTCATATGAATAAGACTTGGGCTGCTGCTAATCCAGAGCTAGTCCAAGACCTGATGAATCAGAGAAGGATACAGAAAGAGAATAGAACCAAGGTATCAGCTGCTGTATTAACAGCGAAAAGACAAGAGGAGAGAGCTGAGTTCAAAGCATTCCTAGATGACCCTGAGAGATATAACGGTGATGCCAGAGTCGTACAACAAGGTATTGATCAGTTATTCGCTAGTGGTCATACATCTGAAGAGCTTGCACCATTCTTAGTTTACTTAGATCAGAGCGTCCAAGGTAGAGCTGATGGTGATTACTGGAGAGAGCATATCAATGAGTTAGCTTTTAACAACTCCCTATCTACTGAAGATCTAACAGGTCCATATGTACCTCAAGATCTAAAGACAAAGTATTGGAAACAGGCTGCTCAGAATGACCAACTCTTCAGCACAATAGATCTCAAATCCATTGTTAAAGATGACCTTGGTGGAGCACTTAGAGCTGCACTTAAGGAAGACAGTTTAACTACTGCTTTACACCCTAGTTTTGAGAAAGCTAAGCGTCATGCAGAGTTAGAGTTTAGAAAGGAGTTCTTAAGGAATGGTGGTGATGCTGATAAGGCACTACAGAACATCGAACTTAAGATCAAGAATGGTACTGGTAAGTATTCAATTATTGAGCCAGGAAAACAGGAGATAGCAAATGGTGTTACATCATTCTTTGCTTCTTTCACTCCAGGTAATCACGATAATCATCCTCCTATCTTAAATGTATCTACATTTGCAGAGAGGCAAAAGATCAAGAGAAGGGTAGCTAAAGACCCAACTCTTCTACACAGAGATCTTCTAGTCAAACCTGAGAAATTAAAGGATATAGCTAAGGCTATTAAAGAAGGTAGAAACTACCGTCTCCCAGAGGTGTTCTTTGAACTATCTGGATACAACCCCAGTGTCATGGGTAGTCCTATAGATATATGGCAGCAACAGATTAAAGCTGCTGAGGATCTTGGTTATCTAGAGAAGATGGATCTAAAGATAGAAGACTTTAAAGGAACTATGTTTAGAGATTCAAAAGATCCACTAGGTAAGGAGATCATTCAAAACCTAAGAACTAAAGCTGACTTCAGAAAGACTTTACAGTACACCTATAAACCTGACTCAGTAAGAGATCCAAAGTATATGTCTCCTCTTGTAGGAGGTACTGTCACTAATACTTTACCAAAGGTCTACACAGAGGAAATACCAATAATTGTAGACAACGAAACTATTCAGTATTTAAAGGACAGTGATGATTTTGATTACGATATACAGGAGGGATCTAATGTCGGACGTTTTTATAGAGTGGAGGTGTAATGGATAACGAAGAATTAATCCAACAACAAAGTGAAATTGTTAAGCAGGGGATGAAGAGGGATGCAGAGGAAGAGTTGAAGAGGATAAAGGAGGGTAACACCTACAACGCTCCTAACACTTGGATACACTCTGACCCTGAAGATATAGATTCCCAAGTAATAGATCAAGCTGAAACAGTACTCCAAGGTGGAGAGCTACAGGACACACAACCCATTCCTGAACAACCACCTATGCAACCTAATGAAGGTGGGTTTGCTCAATGGCATAAAGACCGTGAGCTAAACATGAACCCTGCTAACTGGGCTTATATGGCTGGTATGGCTGCATTAGATGTACCATTTGATGTCATTGGTCTAGTCCCTGGTTTAGGTGGTATAGACGATACTTGGGATGAGATGACCAAGTTCGATGATGAGAACGCTAACAAGTTTAGAAGTGTAGCTAGTTTCTTAATGCCTACTGTCCTATCAGTCAGTAAGTATGCCAAGTTTCTTAATGCAACCAAGCTTACAGGTCTAACAAAAGCAGCTGCTAATGTTGGAGGTGTAGGTTTAATTAACGGTGCTATAGCTACTATCAGTGACTACGGTGAAGATGCTGAGAATAGACTACTAACTCACCCTGACAACTTTAAGCGTCTAGCTGAGTGGTATCCAGAGACATTTGGTCCACAAGGTACATACGCTATCCCAGAGGATCTAAAGAATATTGATGGTACTGATCCAGAGATCAATAAGATGCTGGCTGCTATAGACGAAACTGTCTTAAGTGGTGTAGGTGACTTGATAGGTTATGCCATAAATGCTGGCAAGCCACTTCTATGGAATATCAAACCATTAGATGAGACTTCATTCCTTTGGAAGAAGAAGGAACAGCTTAAGAATCTAGGTAAAGAAGCTAAGAGTAAGATCATTGACCTTGACCAAGCTATTAAGAGTGGTCTATTAGATGATGACCAAGTAGCAGGTGTAGCTAAAACAAAGGATGATGTGATCAATACAGCTGTTAACTCAACTGAGTCAGCTGAGGATTATGTCACTAGGAATCAGAAATCTAGACAAAGAACCTTTGACCGTAGAGCACTTCAATCAATAGCTAATGATCCTAGTGTTCAAAGCTTTGATCCTAATGTTGCTCAGAAACTAGCACCAGAGGCAAAGCTAACTGCTAAACCAGAGATTCCTGGAGCTGCAGCTAAGAACACAATTGATGTAGCTGCTCAAGAGATGGGTGAGAAGTCCAGAAACTCTGTACCTACTAATCCCATCACAGATGCCATGAGGGAGTATGGGCTACAACTAGGTAACTCTTGGTATTTGGTAGATGATATAGCTCGTAAGGTTAAAGCGTCAGGAGAGTACATAGACTTCCAAGATAAGTTCCCTAAAGGAAAGAGATCTGAAGCTGTCTTTAGGATCTATGAAAAGATCATGAAGCCTGACACTGTTGATGGTTTACGTGAACTATTAAATGACCCTGAGTACCTAACTAGATCAACACTACCTGATGAATTTAATAAATCTCAGAATGTTCAATGGTTAAATGCAGACGCTACTGAAGCTGCAGCTGTAGCTATCAGTGACTTACTAGATGTTTATCTAGGTAAAGAAGCTACTGAAACAGCTGCAAGAGTTATGTCTACTCTTGGTAAGGAAGTATCAGCTATGTCTAAAGGTTCCGTAGAGTTCGGAAACCTTATGGATGATGAGGTGGTATTTAAGAACATCATGGATCGTGTTGAGCTACTTGAATCTCTTTATGGTCAATCTAAGTATCAAGCTGGTTGGCAACTACAGAACTTAAAGTGGTGGCAACGATGGCTTAAAGGTGACGCTGCTGAACAGGCTGCTAGAACCTTTGAAGAGTTTAAACGTGTTGGAGTAGAAGAACATTCCAAGATTAAAGCCTTCAGAGAGACATTGATGTCTGCTAAGAAGACTAATCCTGAGATGGTTAATACTTTAAAAGCAGCATATGACTATAGCGACGGTAATATAGATACACTACTCAAACTAAACAAGTGGGCTAAAGAACAGATTGATCCTCGTGGATTGTTCTATAGCAGTGGAGATGGTATGAACCTCTTTGCTAAAGGAGCTTGGGCTGTTACTTACAACAATGTTCTATCTGGTCTATCACCATTGAGAGCAGCTATAGGTAATGGTAGTGCTTTGATACTTAAGCCTATGACTACGTTCGCTAGAGCTGGTCTAAGTAGTGTGTTAAGTAAGAGTACAGAACCTTGGGAAAGAGCAATCTATCTACACGGTTCAATGTTTGAGACTACTCGTAGAGCAATGAGTGATGCCATGACTCGTATGGCACGAGTTCATAGTGATCCAGACTTCATGATGAAAGCAGTTCGTAAGGACTTTGTTATGGAAGAGGATAATGCCTATAAGATCATTGATGACATGTCTGAGCATTGGCAAAAGACAGGTGATAAAGCAAGTCAGTTCTACTATGGATGGGCTAAATTTAACCGTTCTATGGCAAGAATGAAGTGGATGAGAATGGGTATGACAGGTATGGCAGGGGTTGACGCATTTACTGATACCTTTATGGCTACCTTTAACTCCAGACTTAAAGCTTATGATGATGTATTTGGACAAGTTGGTAAGACCGTAGATCCTAATCAGTTCTCACAAACTCTCAAGAAAGCTGAGATGGATAACTATCACAGGATGTTTGATAAAGATGGTCTATTAACTGATACAGCAGCAAAGAACGCATCAGGTGAGGTTGCTTTAAACCTTGATGATGGTATGTCTACTTGGCTGAATGAAGGCTTAGGAAAAGTACCAGCATTAAAGACATTAATGATGTTCCCTAGAACTGGTATTAACCAAGTCAAGATGGCTCTTTCCTACACACCTATTGGAAAGATACCTGGATTTAAGAGTAAATATGCCAAGATCCTACAGGCTGGTAATGATGAACAACTCATCATAAATGCACTAGCTGCTCATGGTGTTGACTATGCTAATACTCCCAATGCTATGGCTATTTATAAGCAGCTTAGGGATGAGTACGAAGGTCGAATGATGGTTGGTAGTGCTACTGCAATCATGGGATATTGGTATGCAATGTCTGGAAACATAAGAGGTAATGGACCTGCTAATGCTTCAGAAAGACAGGACTTAATGAGGAAAGGCTGGAAGCCATACACAGTAAACATAGGTGGCAACTGGGTTAGCTACAAAGGCATACCTATGGTTGAACAGATGTTTGCATTGGTTGGTGACTTAGCTTATAACCAAACAGCTTTAGGTTCTAACTTAACTACTGACTTCCTAGATAAACTTGGTTGGACTATCTCAGCTACATACCTAAATAACACACCTTTATATGGTATTGAACCATTTATGGCTGTTATGAACGGTGATGAAGCTGCATTTAAGAGACTAGCTGCGAACATAGCTAGAGGTGCTTTACCTTTATCTGGTGCTCATGGTGTAGTGGCTAATGCTATTACTCAGGCACAGAAGGATATCTATGACGATGCTACTGGTTATCTATTAAATACAACTGTTGGTAAGGCTACATTACCTTCTCAGATTGACCACTGGACAGGTGAGAAGATCAATGAGATTGACAACCCTCTACTAAGGATCATTAATGCTGCTAGTCCTATTAAGGTACATGGTGGTGAAGAACCTTGGAGACTCTGGTTAATCAATAGTGGATTTGATGATATTGGTATTCTTAAAAAGAAATTCGATTCTGACGTTGAATACACTGCTGAAGAGAGACAAGCTATAGGTCGCCTTATGGGTGAAGATCAGCTATGGAAGAAGGTTAATAAGATGATGAATGAGCCTAGATGGAATGAAGAGCTTAATAACTTAAGACAAGTCATTAACGATCCTTCAGCCTCTGCAGCTGATGTCAAACGCTATAAAGATACGCTACCTGTCTACCAACGTCTAAAGAAAATACTTAGGGACTCTCAACAGAGAGCTGAAGCTAGACTAGCTATGGACCCTAACTATAAGCACTTAGATATACAAGGTACTGGTAGAGCAATCGTTAAGCAGAAGATGAAGAAAGGCATGGTTAAGGATGCTAAGACTCAAGCTCAAACAAACCAAGAAAGAATCAAAGAGATATTAAATAAAACTAAGAACAAATAACACAACCATGAAATGGCAGTTACCGAAAACACATTTACAGGTAATGGCTCCACCACCAATTACTCATTTACATTTCCATATCTAAAGACCACCGACATTAAAGTTAGTGTCGCTGGCACTGTCAAGAGCGTTACGTCAGACTATACGTTTGCTAACGCTACGACGGTACAATTTAATACTGCACCTGCCAATTCTGCAGCGATAAGAATATATCGTGAAACAGCAGATACAAACTTAAGTGCTACCTTCTATGCAGGGTCAGCAATTAAGTCACAAGATCTAAATGATAACTTCACCCAAAACCTATATGTAACACAGGAAGTTAGGGATGACTCAGCGTTAGCCCTATCTAACTCTAGAGAACATGATGGAGATGGTACTTACACTACTGCGATAGCTAAGTCTACGAGTGCGGTAGCTACAGCTGGTACAGCATCCACAAATGCGTCAAATGCTGTGGCGACTGCTAACACAGCTAGTACGAATGCTTCTAACGCAGTAGCAACGGCTAACACAGCATCTGCCACAGCTAATACTGCTGACGGAAATGCTACTGCTGCTTTAAATAACAGTAGAGAGTCAGATGGATCTGGTGGTTATAACTCAGCTATTGATATAGCTAACACAGCGAAAACTACAGCTGACAGTGCGACTGCTACAGCTAACACTGCAAGTACAAATGCTTCATCTGCTGTAACTACAGCTAACACAGCTTCAACGAATGCCTCGTCAGCCGTAACAACTGCGAACACAGCTTCAACTAATGCTTCAAGCGCAGTAACAACGGCTAACACAGCTTCGACTAACGCTACAGCTGCATTAACTAACTCTAGAGAGTCTGATGGCTCAGGTGGTTATAACAGTGCTATCTCTATAGCTAATACTGCATCTACTACAGCTACATCAGCTTTAAACAACTCAAGAGAATCAGATGGATCTGGAGGCTATAACTCAGCTATA